CTATCTCCCCTTCTATCAGCACGGACTGGACGTATCGCAACTGCGGAATGAGGGAAACAAACTTCTCGCGGCTTTCGTATATGTCGAGATACTGCTGCATCTGTGTGGCTGTGCTGATAAAGAGTGAAGAATCCTCATAGTAGTATCTGCTTTTCTTCCACAGCCGAACTATCTGCTGAATTTCGGTTTCTTCCTCTTCCGGTTCGTCGGATAATGTTCCCACTTTCTGCGCCCATGTTTCAAGCAATACCAACATACGGTCAACAGCTCGATGCGATTCCGTATTACAGCGCGACTTGAACTTTTCTATAAGCTTCTCTCCCGCTGCGTCGTAATTCTCACTCGATGCGATATTCATTCCCGCCTCGTTCAGTGAAATCACATTCAGGTCGGTACTACGATAAAGAGCATCGAATACCACTATAGGCTGTGCTGCACTTATCAATTTGTGCCACTCTGTCCACGATTCGGCATTTTCAGGAAAAAGTTCTTCAGGATTAATGTTTTTATATTTCTCGCATACGGCATTATAAAGTTCCGTACCTAACTTATCTACAAGAAGATCGCGCTCGCTGCTGTTAAAATAACCTTTCAGGCCCTGAATATCATCGAGCCTGTGATTTGGCAGATACAACCTTACTTCTTCTATCGTATTTATTATCATAAGCGTTCTGTTTTAAAGTGATTATGCTGATTGAGATTCTGTCAGTCCCGTCGCGCTGCGGTCAAGAGTTGTAAGGGAATTTTCCTGTATGCGCCATACCAGATGCTTGTCCCATTCGTTGAATCGTGATACCACGTCGAACACGGACAGAACTATCTGCTGTGTAGGCTTCATGTTAAGCTGTTTGAGCAGATACAATTCCCTTTGGTATGTTCCTCCAGATGATGAAGAAGAACCCGGCACCGAACCAATCAGAGCAGGATTAATCTGCATACTGAAGAAGATGATACTGCTTATTTCCTGCAATTCGGTTTTCTGTGCATCGGCTTCGGACTTGCTTGTGGCAGGAATATCGACGATGCGGAATGCGTCATGCTCTTTTCCGTCCGAGCCGGTAAATGAGAATGAAAGCAGAGTGGAACCGTTCTGGCTGCGGTCTTTAAGGAAAGTGTTTACACTGTCCCACAACTGATTTCTTATCTCAGCACGTTTGTTTTCATCATTGATATTCATCTGGTGATAAAGCTGTCCGAGATATTCAGTATGTACATAAACCACCTTACCCCACATATTAGAGTTTTCCTTCGCCTGTACACGGTCGGAAATGATATTTGCCGCATACTGATATATCGAGCCGCCGAAGATACTCCACCATGCAGGTTGCGGGTAATACGGACGGCCTGCAGCCGGATAATATGAAGGAAGAATAAAGCGAGTAGGCTTGTTTTCCGTTACCGGTCTACCGTTGCGTTTCTTTCCGAAATATGCGTTGAGCCTTGAATCGCGTATCTTTTCACGGAGCGATGCCAAAGGTCGCACAGGATCGAGAGCCGGAACAGCCTTTATGTCGAGCTGATCATTGACGTCTTTTACAGCGGAGTCATAAAAACGGTTGGAAACATACACGTAGTTGATTTTATTGTTATCGTCCATTCTTTCCAGGCGACAAATCACAGAGTCGTAAAAACCGATGCTTGTAACCTTCGGTTTCCATGTTGCGCCGTTTTCTCCGTTTCTGCCCTGCGATAGGCGTATCTCAGGATAACAGATATCAAACAGCGTCATGCTCGTAAAGAGGTTCATGCAGACATTCTGTAAAGAAGATTCTTCTATGAACGCCTTTATTTCTTCCGAAGTCTTTTCCCATATCTCGTAATCCTTGTTCAGACGGTCTATTTCCTCTATCAGAGTTTCTTCCACCTTCTTATAATGCTCCAGCTCTTTGTTTGATACCGTTTCATAATCGGACATCTGACGTTTCAGGGTAATGCCTCTCTCCTTACATGATGCGTAGAAGTCCAGAAGTTCCTTCTGTTTTGCATAAATCTTCGATTTGATAAGCTCGCCGGCATCATTGTAATCCACTTCTTTCGGAGTCAGTGTGTCGTTTACCGTAATTGTGTAGCGGTACTTAGCACGTGGTCCCAGTCCGGCTGCCACATCGGTATTGAAACGGTTGCCTGTAGCTGTGTAGGGAAGCAGAGAGGAAAGGAGAGCTACACGGTTGGGCAGATTGTTGTACGGTCCCCACGACATATAGCCCAGATTTTCCGTACCTATGCCGGACACGCCTATCTCTACCGATGAAGAAGAGAACACTTGTCCCGGAACAATATCGCCGTTCACGTCCTTTGTTGGCTCCAGGAAAGTGTTTACCGTATCACTCCATTGCGGAGCGTTGCTCTTTTTGCCTAAACTTTCATTCATGGGCATGGCCACATACCCCTCACTGATAAGCTTGCTCACTTCCTCGTGAAATTTCTCCACAGCCGGGGTACTGCCTCTGTATGTGTTTGTGTTGTTCTTTTTCATTTCCACTATAACGTTTTAAATTTCACTCCGTCAATTTCCACTACCAGGTAATCCCTTACCACACGGATTTCTCCGCTTTTTACATATTTTATTGTCCGTTGCTTGCGGAAAGTATCAACGGAGATACATTCCACCGTACCTTCTTCCACTACTCCGTCCCTCGTTATGTATTTGATGTAAAACGGAACACGCTTTATGTCGGTCGCATCCGCCGGAGGATTGAACCCCTTTTTCCGAATACCGTTCCTGTCGGTATATTCAAAGTTTTCGGCATACATCCTTATCAGATTGTAGCTGAGTTTTTCTACGTTCTTAGGCATGTTTTCTGTTGTTTTTCTTTATAGCAAAAATAGATATACGCACACACGGGATAGTGACATTTACAGATTGCCGATTACGGGCATACAGATACCTGCCATCTGATAGCGGAAGTGTTTCACGCCGATAAAAAGGGAGTCGAAAGCGTCGGTTCCGTCTGTTCTTAACTCCAAAGGGTCAACTTCCGTTTCGACGTATTTCTCTTTCGATTTGTCTTTCTCAAAACCGTTTCTTCCTACCCTCACGCCGGTATTCTCCATTGCCACGATAAGAGCCTCATTGTTTTCCTTATTTATGCGGATAAAAGGATAAGTAACACCGGCCAAAGCTTCGTTTATATCCTTGTGCTTGAAGCGGTGCTCCATCGGACGGCCCATGTCTATGGCTATCACGTTCCAGCCCGCCTTTCTCAGTTTCTCTATAATCAAATCCTTAAAGTCCTGTTGGTTTGCTATCGCATATCCCTTATGCTTTGCGGTCGAGTCATAGTAGAAATACACATCGCGGCATGTAGCCTTGTGTGGAGCATAATACTTGTTCCAATCATCGACAAGTTCACCGAGTTTTCTTTCATTTTTCACGAACATGGATGAAAGTACCATAAGTGCCTCACGGTTTACCACCGGATCATGGCGCACCTGTCCAGTCACCACCCAGTTGATATTCGCGTTGAAGTCAAATGCTATATGTAGCGGAAGATGCGGTACCACGTCGCCGTCCAGCGTACAGTTCTTCACACGTTGCAGTTCGTCGAAATCCGGCGTTTCGTAGTCTGTGTTTATGGTCTGCCCTCCTATCTCGCGGCTTGCTATCTTCAGACGTACACTTTTCTCTACAGCCGGACAGTCTTCAGGAACATAACCATGCAGATTGTCAATATCCAGTTTGGAGTAAAAGCCGTCGCTGCTGTGCTGTTTCTTCATGTTGAGAATGGAGATAGCATAAACCACAGGCGGAAGGTCACGCTTCATTTTTGCGATATAGTCAGGTCCGAGAAGGTCTATATTATCGAGCGTGCTGCCACGATAAAAGGCGAAAGTATTGCAGCGTAGCTTACGGATATGCTCCTTATACGATTTCATGCCCTTAATGGCTTTTATCTCCAGAAGGTCGAACTTTGTAATCAGGTATTCGTATGAGTAAAGCAGACGCGCGTCATCGGCGGAAATAACCTTGTAGTTCACCAGCATATCCACATTCTGTTTCGTAACGCCGGGAGCAGGAAGTATCTTGAAAGGCCCTGTACGCGAGAAGCACGATTCCGCAATGGCTTTTATCTCCTTTATCTTGTTTTCGTCGGCTACGAGGATTTCCCTGCCGTTCTTCTTCGCGTTATACATAAGGCTATTATAGCGTATCACCTTCTCCGCAAATCCGTCAAGCTCCGCCTGAAGCTGGCGCGAAGTCTTGCCTTTGAACGGTCCCGATTCAAGCGTCTGGTCGCATTTTTCCTCTTCCTTTTCCATCCAGTTTTCACGCTGTGAGAGTCCGGCATCACTCACTATAAGAGTGCCTTTATAGAACGGATTGTATTCTGTAAATCCTTCATGACCGACCGGATGCGTGATACCTGACAGCGTGGGCTGTACTTCGGCATCATACTTCTCCTTCTTTATGAACCTCGCTTCATCGACGATTATGTAGTTCACTGTCATAGAGTTGGCAGAGCCCCTTGTTTCCAGAGACACAAGATGCCACACAAAACCGTTATAAAACGTGATTACATGGCTCCAGTCCTTCGGTTTGATGATAGGACGCGGCACACCTAATTTTTCAGGCGGTCTGCCCCACCAGAAATGCACTCCCTCACGAAGTCCCCAGAAACGTTCTATGGCGGCTATTGTGGCAGGAACCGTACGTGTGAAAAGCTGTTTCCGACTGTTACCTGCCCAGATACCGGCACCCTGCGGCATGGAGTCAACCACACGCTTCACCTGCGGGCCGATGATACCGTCAGTCTTTCCGAAACGTCGGGCACAAACCGCACGTATATCCCTTGCCCCGGCATAATAGATACGCTGCTGCAAGTGATTCATATATACATTGCGTACTTCCATGCCTATTCCTCCTCACTCATTACAAAGAAATCTTCATCTTCAAGTGTTTCCACCGGAGCAGTCTCATACTCGCCGTTGCTCTTCTGAATAAGATCTTCCACTTCCTGAATGTTTCCACCAAAACGTTTCGCGAGTTTCTTCTTCTCTTCGATTGAGAAATTCTGACGGTCGGCCTTGATGATGCTCACGTCGCCGGAGATATTGATATCCGACTGCGCTGTCTTGTCGAATTCCTGCTCCTTCTCGTCGAAATCCTTATACAGACGCATTTTCAGTTCGGCACCCTTCGCCACAGAATTGGCGTTACCCATCTTCATGCCCTCACGCACAAGCCAGTCGCTCGCGTCCTCCACCTTTGCCCTTTCAATGGCCGGAGTAGGATTTTCCAGCATATTCACTATGTAGTTCAATGCCTGAACATCGGAAGAAAGGGAACAGAAATCCCTTTTCTTTCCCGGTGCTATACCACAGGAGCGGCACATTTCAGCCGCTTCCTCGTCCGTTTCTGCCTTCTGCAGATATGTGTCATACAGACGATGAGCGATGTTCCGGCACAGAGTAACCGGCTTTACCTGACGGTTGCGCACAAACACCTGATAAGCTTCATATACGATAAGCGTACGCATCTTCTGTTGCGCTGTCATTGCCGCATTCTTCAGAGGGAGACCGTTAAGAACAAACTTACCCAATGTCTCCAGGTATTTTTCGCTTACAGGTCTTCCCATAACTATACGGTTTTATGGTTCAGGAATTCTTCTGTCAATGTTCCGCTCCCCTTAATCACGCTGTTCATTCTCAACAGCGGACGGAATGCGTCGGTGGCGGAATATATAATATCGGCGTCGTCGCCGTAAATGGCCGAATACAGGCAGATAGAGAAACTTTTATCCAAAAGCATAGGTCCGTTAACCGCAACACATTTAAGTCCGTTGAACAGGCCTAAAAATCCCTCGTACAGACCTTTGTTTACTGAATAAGTGACTTTCTCCAGATGCCCTGCCAGACTTTCCCTTACAAGATGTTCCTGTCCTTCATGCGTAACAAGCAACAATTCCTTGCACCATTCCCTCGAAAGATAGGTTGACACGGTGCGCAAAAGATTCACGTCCACCTCCGGCATGGCCAGAATGAGAATACCTTTATCCGCAAGGCATGTAACGGCTTTCAGCAGATCCGTAACCGTCCAGTCGCCACCCGACTGGAAGCACACCGCATTTCGTGTTCTGCCTGACTTATCCCTGAAAGTATTTTCCTTCAGTAGCTTCGGCAAATCCTTGGCTATACAACATGGTTCCAGATACATGGCTTACTTCTTTTTAGCGGTTTTCGATGCAGTTTTCTGTGTGCTCTCTGTTGTGGCTGCTGTAGCGTCTGTAGTCTTCAGTGCGGCAAACAAGTCAGGACGGTTAGCTATCTCCTCCTCTATCTTCTTTTCTGCAATTTCTACAGCCTTTTCAAGCTCAACAATCTTGTCGTATTCCAGCTTACGGCATTCTTCCAGATATTCCTTCATACGTTTCAGCCTGTCGGAAGTCAAAGCCTGGTCATCGCGGAGAATGTAAGTCCTTGCTGTATGGATTTTCTGTGCCCTTTCTGCCGCTGCCTTACTCTGAGCCTCTTTTTCAGCTTTCACCTGGTCATTTGTCTTCAGTGTAGCGCCAAATTCCTTTCCGCCCATCTTGTCGTAATAAGGCAGAAGAATTTCAAGCAGACCGGAGAATGCGCCGCCTTTCTTTTCCCATGCAGCCTTGAAGCCGCCGAAATCATTGTCTTCTGAAAGACGGTAGTAAACTTCCGCAAGTTCCAAATCCACTTTATTATAGATACTCTGGATTGATTCCATAGTCTTTACGGTAGCCTCTGTATGTGGTTTGATTATTTCTGCTGCCACATTGTTTTCCGCCAAAGCTTTTGCCTGTTCGCTTTCGGCTGTTACTGTGGCACGAAGCAACTGTACCTTCTTCACTTCTTCCTGAAGTTCCGGTGTAAGCAACCACGACAATTCTCTCAGACTGAGGCGTTCCACGCCAGCCACCTGCGATGCAATCTGCTGTAGCGGAGTCATGGTAGGTTGTGGAGCAGGAGAAGCAGAGGGAGCCTGTGTTTCAGTTTGCGCTTCAGTTTGCGTTTCCGCTTTTGCGGCTTTGGCTTTTGAAGGTCTGCCGCGCTTCGGTTTTTTGTCTTCTTCCAGTGCCACTATGGTTTTGCCTTCGGCTGTTTTCATGCTGCGACCTTCATTTATTTCCTTGCGTACTTTATCCATGAGGTACATAAACGACTTCACACGACGGTTGAAGTCACGCCAGTAAAGAGCCTGTTTCACAAAGTCACGGCAGTAAGAGAAAGCCTGAAGCAACGTAAGTCCGTCCTCAAAAGATTTAACTCTCGCTTCCGTCCAGGCATCACCGAACTGGCAAAGAAGAGGAAGTTTTTCTACAGTAAAATTTGAAAAATCTTTCAGGTACTTACCCTGTTCTTCTAATGTCATGTCTTTAAATAATTTGCTATCATTCATACGTTTACAACTTTTTTGAACATATTTTCCGATACAAAAATGCACATCACGCACGCTCGCACGGGGACAAAAAAACAGCCGGCATAGCTGAATATGTCGGCTGTTACGTTCTATAAGAGTTTTGACCTATCTAACTTCGAACGGTCTAATGTCAGATAGGAAATTACTCCTCCGCTCCTTCAAGCAAAGTTGAAATATCGTCAATTGTCACGTACTGGTTCATGTACTTAACCGGAGAAAGTGTAGCTGTGTAAACAGTTGTACGATCATCTTCCGGTGCTGAACCTGTATCAGATGCGATACCGTCAGTATCGAAAGTCACCTTTCTATTCGGGTCGTAAACGATTTGATATACGTCTCCATCAGGGATGATGAAGAAAATATCGAGGTTGTTGAATGCACGTCCCAATTTTGCTGCAATCTGATTTACTACATCTATGGTAAATGTAAGTGTCTGTTTGAAACCTTTTCTCTTACCAAGGCTGGAACCTTTCAGGTTTACAGAATTTTCCTTACAGTCAATTTCGTAAAGTCCTTTGGTCGCTGCAAATGTAGGAGTAGCATAAGTTCCGTCTGTGGCTGTCATAGGAGCAGACAAATCAGACTTCAAACCTACATATATTTTAGGAGACATGCCGGCAAAGTTTTCAAGACACTGTTCGCCCTCTTTGAAGTGTGCAAGTGTAGGACAAGTTTCTGCCATATTATACTAATTTTCAGTGTTATACAATAAAATGATTAAGTCTTGCTTCAGGCAATGCCGGGAGATTATTCTCCCGGAGTAAACATTGCAATAGCATAACCCGGACGGACTTCGGTTGTAACCTTCACTTCTTCAGTGGTATATTTCTTACCATTGATGAGCCAGTGAGAGAATGTACCTGTTCCGTTTATTGCCTTCAGAGTGATTTCTGTACCAACTTTGTATTCCTTGTTGTTGTCAGGAGTTGCGCTGTTAACCTGAACAGTACCGTCAGTATCATTGCTTGATACTACCACGAATGTTGATTTCAGGAAGTCACCTGCAACATCACTTGGTTCAAGATTACCGTTACTCATACAGAAGTTGGAAGCGTTCACGTTGATAACACGTGTGCCCTGTATTGACTGAATCTGGAAGATGATGTCCGCCAAATCATCGTCAGAGCCTTGTTTTACCATTATAGTATTACGTGAATCTTTTGAATCGACACCGTATTCAAAGTTTTCAGGTGTAGTGGCGATAAGCAAGTCACCTTTACCGAAAGAAGATTCAGGACAGAATGTGATATTTCTCCATTCAGGGATTCTGAATGTCATATCATCATTATATCTTACAGCGTCATTGTTTGACTTACTGTTACCATATGCAGCAGCAATAGCTGCACCTGTTTCCTCTGTACAGTAAACCAATACTTCAGGAGCATTGCGGAGTGTAGATCTCCATTCAGCTCGCCATTTCTTGAAATTTGTATATGCTGTGATATCTGTTACATCAACAGGCTCATTAATGGAATCACAGTCCGCATAGTTTCCGTTAGCCTTGGAAATACGTCCGCTTGCAACATCACGACGAACGTAAGTTACAAGACCGCAATACAGACGAAGGTAGTTTGTGTTGAATTCGTCTGTTTCGCTATATTCTATTTCGTCGTCGCCATGCCACAAACAGTCGAAAAGGTCTTCACCATAGTTAGCTACAGCAGCCTTAAACGCTATTTCTGACATTGGGTATGAGTAAGTAACGTTGTCAGGATCGTCTGAAGTTACAGGAGTTTCGATGTAATTGTCCTTGTTGTCCCTATACTGGTTTACAGAAAGGAATCCGGTCATTACACGTTCTTCCATATAACCAAGAGTGCTTGGTTTCACTGCACCTACTACCTTACGCTGTGTAGTATGACCCTTACGGTTCATTACGTTCTGCACATCCTTAAAACGAAGTCCTGTGCTGACTTTTATTTTCATTCGTGTAAACACGTCAGGGCGGAAATGTGCTGCACCCATGATAATCTGTGGCTGGTACTTGACGCAAATCTGTTCAAGCGCTTCCAAACCGATAAAAGTAGGATTTGTACCTGGCATAATATTCTGTATTTGTGTTGTTAAACTTATAAAACCATAAAAATTTCAGATAGCAGGTAAAGATTATTTACCTATTCTGCTCTTCAGTTTAGCGTCATATTCCTTGAAAATTTTCATATTTTCAGCAGGAGTAAGCGCATCATTCCATACCGGTGCCGCCTCCAGATGTGGAGTCTTTGGCTGCAACCCGTTAGTCTTAGGAGCTTCACCCTGTCCCTGACCTTTGCCCGGCCCTGCCTCGTATGCAGCTACCTTAGCGTTAAGGTCTTCAACTGCCTGACGGCTTTCTTCAAGTTCGCCGTTCACGGTGTTAAGCTGTTCTTTCAGAGAAGCATTTTCGGTTTCCGCTGTTGCCAGAGAAGCCTTTGCTCCTTCAAGTTCCTGTTTCAATGCTGAAACGTCGTCACCTGGAACCGCGCCTTCAAGCTGTTTCTGCAATTCGTCCACCTGCTGTTTCAATCCGTCGCGTTCTGCTGTAACTGTTTCAGCAAGTGTCTGAGCATCAGAAAGCTGGGCTTTCAGTTCCATTACCTGTTTGGCGAGCTCCATTTCACGTCCGGCTACTGTAGGAATTTTTGCTTCCAAAGCATCCGCTTCGTGAGCCTGGAGATAAACACCGCCATCCTTGTCGCATTCAAGAGCAACTGGGTTGCCTATGAACGCAGAGATTTGAATGTACTGTTTGCTCATAATGTTTTTTTGATTGTTATTTGATTGCCTATCTCCGGCGGTCGCCGAAGCATTGTTGTTTCTCGAATACCATTCGTTGTAAATCATCTGTGCCAGTTCGTCCATTGTGCTTTGACCGTCAACGAGCGAACCTACCACATCGCGCATCTTGTACATGGCTCCCTTCATCTGTTCATCGAGGATTGACGGGCGGTCTGCTTTCAGGTCCGCAAGAAGTTCGTCCAGAAACTCTTCCGTTTCCTTTGCCACTGTCTCCATGTCGCCGTTTGCCGCGTCGCGATACCATTTGTTCTTTTCCGGACTCTTTGTACAGTAATACTCGTGATAGTCCTCGTCGGTGATGCTGTTTTTCGCGCCGTCCTTCATGGTGAAGAATGCGGAGTACATACCTATGGAACCTATCTCGTCGTCAGGATTCATGAAGTACACGCCGTCGCACATAGCGGAAAGGAATGCACCGCCACTGGCTACATCTCCGTCGCAGAACATATACACCTTTTGGCCTTTGCTGTGGGCATAGTCGATAGCCATGCGGAAATCGCGGAGAGTGGAAGCCGCGCCTCCCGGAGTACGGCAGTAGATTATCTGACCGATACACTTGTCAACATCGGCAGCCTCCATGATGATGTCGCGCAGTTCAAGACTGCCGTACGAACACTCGCCACCTCCGCGAGTCATAGCGGAAGTCAGACGCACTACATTCACTATGCAGTCGTCATCATCGAGGTCACGATAACGGTTGATATAATCGGCATCCCCCATCCAGATTTTCCCCGAATTGAAGGAATCCACCGCAGACCCTGAACGAAACCTGATTATACCCTGAACGGTACCGTCCTTTGATTGTGGCGCAAAAGACGCGCCTGTAGGATCGGAAAGAACACGGTTGCGGGCTCCGGTAAAAAATGCCGGCTCCAGCAGGAAATACTTTTCTCTGAGTAATTCAATCAATGTTCCTTTCATAAAATCTTTACTATTTTTCTACAAAGAAAAGCACCGCAGCCACTCACTTTGGGACATAAAAAAAGCCACCTGTCTTCACAGACAAGCGGCTCGCAACTAATAATATAGGGTTATGTGATTAAATAACCAACTGCATTCCGTTCGTGTTGGTTATCTCGAACTGGATTGTTTTTATATCGCTCGTATCATCTACCGAACAGAGATAGGCAAACGGAGAGCATCGCACAAAAACTCTTCGTCCGTCGCTACGGTACATAAGAAGATGATGCGGTTTTTTCTCAATTTCCGGTATTTTTTCTTCCACTTCCTGAGAATAATCGGAAATTTCCACCGTCACGGACACTTTTTTCTGAAATCCCGCACGGGTTTTCTCCGAAGTAACCTTCACTTCGGCAGAATCGTCCATTTCCATAGTGAACGTGGGTTCGCCGTACAAGGCAGGAAGCGAAAGAGCAAAACAGATGTTTTTCCGAAGTTCGGCATCGGCCACGGAAAACTCGGAAATTTCCACAGTGGGCGCACCGACCTGGAAAGGGGTAGCAAGAGAGACCGAACTTTCGGGTATCAGGTAAATCTCTACAATATCGTTAAACTGTTCGCAAAGCATAATATAATAATGTATGTTTTAATCTTAAATATTTTAACAAATGGCTCAAAAATGTGGCGAAAATATGGAGTGACAAGGGTGTGACAAAATTTGGCAAAAATAACACTTGTTTTAACTATAATTTAACGTAAATAAATACGTGTTCACTGTTGCGTTAATTTTGTGAAGTTATTGTATTCCGTGTTCCACATAGTCGTCTTCCGTGAACGAAGGAGTACCCATCTTGCGGTAATAATTGCGCTTCAGGTTTTTCTTCATTCCGTTTCCCGCCTGGTTCGGTATATCGTATCTCTCCATGAAACGCTCTATTCCTTCCATCACAGTGCGGTCCGCCCCATGCGCCAAAGCGAAATCCTTTTCCTTCTCCATGTAGATAAAGAAGTCGCGCCAGAACATTCCGCTCAGTTCCTTGCGTATGGCGTGAATACTGGACTGGTACAGCGTCCACGAAGAAGAAGGCGCTTTCCTGTATTCGCCTATTTCCACCTCGCGCGGCAAAGATATGGAAATATATTCTCCCCTCTCCTTGAATTTGCGTTCGGAATCTATGATGCGCATAACGTCCTCGTCAGTAGGATAAGCCCCGCCGTTCATATCCATTATTCCGCGGAACTGATTCTCGGAGAAACAGTCCGTTCCGTAAATCTCACCGTCCGGGTTGTCGCGAAGAGCTCCGGCGATAAGGAAATGCACCGTACTGTTTTCCGCGAAAGACACATCCCCACCTATGGGGATGCGCACACCCGGCTTACGGTTTCTTATGTATGCCCCGACATAATCAGGTACTCTTAAAAAAACTCGTGCCATGTAAATAAATCTGTATTATCAAATGTTTATCTCACTGTCAATCTCCACAAGAATGTCCGGCTGGTATTTATATTCGTTCACGATATCAGCCAAATCCTCTTCCGTTGTCAGTTCCTTAGACGACCAGCCTTTTTCCGTCAGCATATTAAGCTCAAAGCCTTCATTCTCCTTAGTAATAAAAACACAAGTCAATCCCTTGTTGATAAGTTTCTGTAATTGATTTTCGTTCAACATTGTTTTTCAATTTTAAAAAGTTATACATTAGTTAGCTTGTCGGAAAGCGTCTCTGAACGTAATACCGTAACGGTAGCACACATCAAAGAAATAACCAAGATTGAAACGTTTCATGGTCGTCATTACATTAGTGAACTTCCTGTCGGTCTGCTGGTATTTGTAGCCTGAATTCTGACGGCTCACCCTGTGGTAAAATCCTCTCCCCTGTTCCCCAAGACTTGCCAGCGAAGCGCCTATCGAAACCCAGTTGGCGTAACCTTCCGTAATGTCTATATGCCTTTCCTCGATAAGCTTCACGCACAGCTCCACCTTCTGCTCATCGGTAAATCCCGTTTCCGGTCTTCTGTCCACACTTGCAGCCGGACGGTAAACCGGTCGGTTCTGCCATTCGTTTTCCGATTCCAGCCCGTCGTAAAGTTCGGCATCCTCATTCATATAGTAATCATCGTCGGAAGAAATGAATCTCGTCCGGGTAACGTCGCCACAAGCCTTGTCGATGTTGATACCCATCTGCAGGAATTCATGCTTCAAGCTACAGTAATGCTGACGGTGCAGCCCTTTATGGAGCAACGGGATAATAGCAAAATAACCATTACCGCTAACGGACTTGCCGGCATAAAACACGTATGGAAGCTGCGTGAGTTTCGGCATCACATCCTTGGTCATGTCAAGATGCGGATTGTCCTGTGCGTCTATGTCGATACATATCAGTCCCGTGTGCTCTATAAGACCGTCCAGCGTCCTCGTTTTGAAAGTACCGCTAATAGCAGCCATAGGCAAATGCTTCTTCTCCTGTTTATATGTTTCGCTTCCGTATAGAGAACGTATTCTCTCCACATCCGGCTTATGCTTTTTTGAAAACAAGAAAGCACGAAGGGGGCAAATAACCCCAATATTGTCAGTCACGCCGTTATACACACTGATACGTGTATCAAGATAGCTGTTCATGATAAAAATTGTTTAGGTTTCGCCCCCAAAGATAAGAATATAAAATCAAAGTGATATATTTATTTTAAATTTTTCTCCATTCTTTACTGTACATTATATATTTAACAAATTCGCTTTCATTTTTTGCCGAATAATCGGTTTATTTTCTTATCGCTCCCCCTGTCGCGGCGGAAAGAAATCTCATCTACAGTTTCGTCCACCATTTCCTTGCGTACTATCTGAGCCTTCAGGTTGCTCATTTTCCGTGTAAGGGCTGCATTCACTTCCGCGTTCTGGGAAATGGCAGAAGACACTTCGCGAAGCAATCCGGCTATTTCCTCATTCGTCATGCCGCCGCCATTGCCGGACTGTGCCGGAGCGAAGGACTGGATATTTCCGCTGTCGTGTGCGCGGTATCTGCCGCCACCGTTGGAGAAATGCTTGTCGTAGCTGATAAGCCCTTGCAGCAAGTCAGGACGGTATTGCATGATTGCACGTGTGGTTTCACGACCGATAACGATTTCAGG